CAACGTGCCGTTGAGAATTATGTTGAATTTGTAAATTTAGCCGATGGGTACTACGACTCTCCGGCGAACCGAGATGCAGTAACTCGGTGGATGGCAAAGCGTAACTACGCTCCCACCATTGCAAATTTCAAGACCGCGTTTGACACGTTGGCCCAAGCCGGATTGCTTGAGGTCATCCCTGTAGTGCAACAGGCATCCGTAACGCCTAACGTTCCTGTAGTGGAACCGCCAGTCGTTACCGTGGAACCGGAGTCGAAACCGCAGACTCCAGCAGCCGCCGCCCCCGGATTGGGCACGGTAGAGCCGCCGCAAGTAAAGCGACATAGTCACGTACCATCTGGTCTGAATGCCTCAGTCGCATCAGCCGCCGGACCTAACGTTCCGGTTGATGGCCATTCTGTGACTCTTGCTGACATCGACAAGCTCCCCTCTGACGTGTATCGGGCCAAATTGAAAGACCCGAAATTCGTTGCTCTCGTCAACCGACTTGAGTCCGAGGCCGCACACAAACGTGCGGAGATGGGCATCCGTCGATAGTCCACACTGAATAGGAACACTCAATGAGTTTTTCTCCAGCAGGAAACCAGCTTTCAAACCTGCCTCAGTCCACGGTGAAGTATTACGACAAGCGTTTCCGTGAGAACCTGAAGGCTAACACCCCGTTCGTCCGTTGCTCTGAGCGTCTGGATTTGCCGATGAAGTCTGGTAACCAGTACGAAATGTTCATGTATGTGCCTCTAGCCCAGAACACGAACCAGACTACGGAAGGGACTGTGGGATCGTCTCTGTCCATCAGCGTTCTGACTACCACCGCGACCATTGGTGAGTATGCAGATTACGCGAACTTCTCGTCTCTGTCTCTCGCTACCGCGATTGACAACACCGTCGAGAACGTTGCGAAGGAAATGTCTTACCGTCTGGGCGAGTCCCTGTCCGCACTTGTGCGTGCAACCGCCGACGGTGCGTCCAGCATTGACGCTTCCGTGCTCGTGCAGCTTGCTGCTTCGACCACGTCCAGCTTCACTGCACTGTCTCTGAGCCAGATTCGTAACTCTGTTCAGTCGATGGCAGGCCGCAGCATCCGTCCGTTCGACGAAGCGTCCAAGGCTTTCGTCGGCGTCATTCACCCGTTTGCATTGGGTGACGTGTTGGCCGACAACAGCAACGACTCTCCAATCGACATCTTGAAGCACACTCCGGTGGGCCAAGCCAAGATGGACGAACTGGTCAGCGTTGACCTTGAGGAAGTGATCGAACTGCCTTCAACGGAGTTCATTTCTTCCAGACGAACCTTGTAACGAAGACCTCGAACTACAAGGGCGTCACTGGTCTGACGGCACTCCGTACTTACATTTTCGGTAAGGACGGCATCTTCGCAATCAATCTGGGTGCCCAGAACGACACCACCTACGGTGATGGCGATTGGCGAAACATCAAGTGCAACATCGTGCAGAATGCAGAGCCGACTGTTGCCGATCCCGAAGGGTTGATCCCCGGCTGGACGAGCTACCGTGTGCATTTCACCACGTCGCTCGGCCCCGACACGACCATCCGTATGCGTCAGATCGACGCAGCTTCGGCCATCAGCTAAACCAAACGGGGCGGTTAATAGCCGCCCCAAAGTTTTAGCCGCACTGCGGGCAAGTTCCCGAGTGCAGATAGGAAGAACAGCATGAGTGGAAATCCAAACCCACAGCACACTCCGACCGACGGTCTTGGTGTTGCAGCTTATATCCAGTTGAGCGGCGGGACCGGAGCGAGTGCTCTGTCCAACCCCAGCGGCGGGTCTCTGGCCCATCCGGGTTCTGACGGCGGTAACGGTCAGGGCGTCGGTGCAACCGCAGGCGGGACTTTCCCGGTTGCTCAGTACGCGATCACCTTGTCGGTGAGTGCGGCAGGAAGTTATGAGACTACGGCTGATCTGACGGCATTGCTTGTTGATGTCCAGAACAACCCGTACGATCCTAGCGACCTTGACCAGTTCACGGCAGTGTCGTACAACAACCCATCAGCGGGCGATCCCGCATGGTATAACCCTAGTAATTTCGCGGGTTATAACCCGAACGTGGCTTCGGTCGCGGCATCTGGCATCAGCGGCAGCACGGCTGGCATCACGGTGACCGCATTGAATCCCGGTCAAGCTATCGTCGAAGTAGCTTTCGCAACTTTCGACAACACGCTGGGTAACACGGCACAGCCGCCAGCGGACCAGCCCGTGATGAAAATCTACGTGCAGGTTGTGGTTACCGTCATTCCGTAAGGAGTGACCACGCTCTGGACCCGGAGTAACGGGCAAGAAACTTGGGAGGCAGGCCAAC